GGCGCCACGGTCGTTGTGGTCGGTGCGACAGTCGTGGTCGTGGGGCGGTTGACCGTGGCCTCAAGCGCGGCTACACGCTTCTCAAGCGCGGCCACACGCGTTGCAAGTGGGACGGTCGTGGTGGTTGACGGGCGCCAGATAGCGGCTCTGGTATCAGCCGCGGGATCATCTGATTGGCCCAACAAAAAGGCCCCCGTGAGGAGGCCGCCTGCAAGCACCAGGAGCACGATGAGGATGTATGGTATGTAGCGCATGAGGCGCCCTCCTTTGGGCTTAGAGCGTTCCCCCTACCAGGGCGGACCACATCTCTTTATGGTGTGGTGGAGATGTCTCTAACGAATCGTCATGCGGCCGGTCTGCAATGTGACATTGCTTCCTGCCGCCGTGGTTGCCTCCAACTTATACGTGCTACTGGACACAAGAGCGCCCGTCGCGGCGGCATCAGGCTCGAACACAACCGTGTACCCGATCGGCGTCGAAGTAGCCTCGCCTGTCCACGTGACGCCGCCCATCTTGAGCCGAAGTTCTGCGGCTACATTGTCGAGCCCTAGAAGGTGGGTGGCGTCGGTGACCGTGAACTCAAGAGCCCTGCCCTCGGCTTGGCTGTAGTCGTCGCCAGCGTAGATGGTGATGGACCCGTCCGTAGCAACGGGGCTGGCGATGGTAACGGCCAACGCCGTCAGCCCCGATATAACCGAGGCAGCGATGGCCGTAGTATCGATGAGCGCCCCGATTGCTGCTAGATCGTCCACGTCCAGGGTGCTCATCCTGCCGCCTCCTTCTCAAGCTGTTGTACTTTCTGTGCGATAGCGACAAGGGCGTCCTGTTCAGTCTGTGGCTCCCAGAAGTCCCCGACGGTAATCGTGCATTCATCGTTCGCCACATCGAACTGCATCTCTCGGATGGGGTATACGCCATCTATGCCCATGCGTTCGATGTAGACACCGACGCGATCGCCCCGGTTAAGCTTCATACCGTCCTCCAGCTTGAGGACGAGACCGGACAGGTTTACCTGCTCCGTTTTGCGTATGGCAAGTTGCGCCGCAGCGATAGCCGCGCACGCAGTAGTGTCGGCCTCGGGAGGCGCCACGACGTAGACCTCGCGGGGAGAGTCGGCGTATGTGGGGGCGGTCGTGGTGTTGGGCGCTGTGCCCGTTGTAGAGGTGCCCTTGGCGCGCACATACACCTTGTTCGCTACCGAGAGGATGGACCGACCCACCTGAGATCCTGAGTCCAGCATGAGCTTCTCGAGCACATGGATGGTGATGGTATCCGACCAGTCGGAGTAGACCGGCGTTTCTGAGAGGTCTTTGGTCCGGGCCCGCACGTACCACGCTCCCAATGTGGGGATGTTGCCCACGCAGGTAACGCTTACGCCCTGGCCCACGATGCCGGAGGTGATGAGGTCGTAATCATCGTTCGCGTCCGAGGGGGGGCTAGCGGTGTCTATCTCCCATTGGATTTGCAAGTTGCCCGCCGCGGCTAAGTATCCCTTGGCGGTGAGGTCCACTGTGCCGGTCACATGAGAGGACTCGTCTGCCGGGGCGGTTATGACGATCGTGTCCAGCGTGACCACGATTGAGTCATAGAGCATGCTTACATCGCCCTCTGAACTCACCGACCAGCACTTGAGCTTATAGACGCCTGTGTCTATAGTAATGGTGTCCCACTCATAGTTTTCAGCCGTCCCAGAGTCGACTTGTCCTGTGTCCCCAATGGTGGTATCAGCGCCGCTGTCTTTTGAATACTTCCAGCGGTACTTGACCTGCAATCCGTTCGCCTGTGTCGCCTCGGCGGTGAGATCAAGTGTCGGTCCCGGCGCTGATATGTAATCTTCCTCGGGCGCACTGATGACTGGCGTGCTGGGCAGCGCGTATGTATAGGTGATCTTGACTTGACCCGCGTAGCCCGCGCCACCCGACTTCCCAACCGCGATACCACCAGCGCCTCCGCCGCCTCCACCTCCGGGACCGGAGACCGGGGCTGAACCTGTCTCGGTGTAACCTCCAACGCCGCCGTCACCACCCGGCCCGCCGCCACCTACCGCGGTCGCACCGTAGTAATTCCCATCAGTGCCATCAGTGCCATCACTGGAGTTTCCAGCCGAGGCGCCGCCGCCCCCACCGACATACGTCGGACTACCCGTGCCGCCATCGGCACCGTCGCCGCCGTTGTACTTCGTATCCCCGGTGCAGGCTGAAGCAAGACCACCCGCACCACCGCTCCCGGTCCCTACGCCAGAACCCGCAGTACCGCCGACAGCGACCACCACGTCGGTCCCGAACGTACTACTAGCGCCGTTACCACCCGCCGCTCCCGCCGCCGCCACAGCATAGTCGTAACTGTTGGCTGGCGTGACTGATACGACCTTACGCGCGTAGGCCCCGCCTCCGCCTCCGCCTCCGCCATAGCTATAGGTTCCGCTGGCCGAGCCGCCGGCGCCGCTACCCCAGCATTCGACCGTTACTTCGGTTACCCCGGTCGGGCATACCCAACTGCCGGAGCCGCTGGTATAGGTGTCACTATGCGTAGCCATTAGGCGTAGTCCTCATACAGGATGTAGACCGGATCGGCGAGGTCGGCAGGGTCGGTCAGGTGCACCTCACCGTCAGAGTCAACAAAGAGAATGAGCCCCAAGAGCGAGGCCCACTCGCGCAGATGCTCCAATAGGGACTTGTACTCTCCCTTAACAGCAGTAGTCACTCCCAAAGAGGTATCCATGTGATTGTTGGTGAGTGGCGACCCGTAGTTCGTGACCCAGGTTGCGAGTATGATCCCCACGTCCTCCGATGTGGAGTCCGCCGTCACCAGCTTCCGCGCCAGATAGGCATCGTCCTGCACGCAACTCACAGTCACTTCGGCGCCCGAAGACACCAGAGCTTCGACCGTCCCGTTCCATACCCGAGACTGCTCCCCAATATTGAGTCCGATGGAGACACCATCGCCCTTGGTTATGGGCTGGGTCGCAAGCACGGACAATGGCACCCGAAACGTGATGGGCGACGCCTCTCCCCCGGTGCGTTCTGTCACGTTCAACCCGATGATGCTGTACGTGTAACTACCGACGGTGCAGGTGAGGAACGCCCCCCCTGATGGCGTGACCCGGAACCAGATCGGGTCGGACCACGCAGAGTACAGGATACCGTCATAGGCCCGATACTTGAGGTAGTAGATGTCATACCGCAAGGGCGGAGCCTGCCAGCGAACTCTATTGCCCGTGGTGGCTCCACCGGAAGGAAGCTCCGTCCAAGAACTGTAGGGGTCTGCGGATTCGGTCCAGTTGTCCTGTGAGACGGAGGAGAAGATGTGGAACCCGCTGCCGAAGTCGGGCCGCAAAGAGAGATACAACTCCACGTGTACCGCATCTAAGTCTCCATCTGCGACGGCGAAGGTGATGGCGGGGGTGTTGCCCGCCGCCGTCCCCTCGTCTGAGGGCGATACGAGCGTGATGGTGGGCGCAGCGTTCTCGGTGACCGTGAATGCGCTCGACGTGACCCACGCCGATGTCTTAGCATAACCGTCCGAAGCCCTGATGCGAATCTTCGAAAGAGGACCTGCGCCACTGGACGCATCATCACCCCAGACAAGTGCGCGCCACTTGGCGGTAGACTCACCCACCCACCCGCGGAACGCGGTATGTTTGGCAGACCGGCCAGCCATCTAAACGAGGTCGGTCGCTAGGGTCCAGAGATAGGTTCCGCCGTCGGCGGACACGGTCAGCGTCACTGCGTCTGAGAAGTCACCCAAGGCGGAGAACTGTATCTCATACGTGCAGGGCAACCCCTCTGGATGTTCGGGAGACGCGACGGTCCATGTGATGTTCTTCGTCTCTCCCTCGCGCCACTCCTCGCCCCCGGTCGGGGAAGTGATGGTGGGGGCGTTGGGAGACTGTGAGGATATGACCGTGATGCCCGCGCGGGTGAGATATGAGGAATCCCCCGTCCCGTCGTTAGCCTTGACCCGTATCTCAGCGGCGCCAATACCGTCGCTGGGCGTCCATTCGACCGTGGTCGCGGTTGTGCCCGAAACGATGCTGTTCCAGCCCCCGCTTGCGATCTGATACTCGACGGTGTAATTGAGCGTGTCTTCGGCGTTGTAGTCGAGGAACTCAGGCCAGCTTATCCAGACGTTCCCCAGGTTGGCGACTTCGACCGCGCCGGTTTCTCCCGCGACTGTGACCGTACCGGCAGGCACCACCGGGACCACGTTGGTGACGGTGATGTTGACCGTGCCCGTGGCGCTCGTGTTACCGGATGCGTCTTCAGCCGTCCATTCGTAGGTATGGGCGCCCTTGGTGAGTACCTTGCTATAGCTCAGGATGCCGTCTGTCAGCCAGGTCTGCTGCAACGCCCCATCCACGTAGAGCTTCGCTTCCGCAAGACCCTGATCGTCGGTGACCGTGGCTTGAAATGTTACGGTGCCGTCCGCGCTTGGAGCGACGTTCCCCGCTGCTGGCGTGACTGACCCGATGGACGGGTCGGTGGTATCGGGTGGGAGCGCTTCGCGGTAGAGCGACCAGACCGAAGTATCGGCGTGCTCCATATTGGTGTCATATCCGCGACCGTACCACTCGATGTAGTCCCCATAGCCTACCGAGACACCGACTGTCTGAGTGGCCTCGTACACGGTGCCGTAGTGGCTGACTTTTGATGTCCAGGCCCCGCCATTGCGGCGATAGAAGATATAGCAGATGTAGAGAGGTGCCCCGAACGAGCCCCAGGTGATCGAAAGGGATTCGCCACCATCTGTATTCTGGGTTCCGCTGGCGGGACTCCTGTTACTGGAAACCACGCTCATGTGACCCGCTCCCCAGTAGCGGCATCGTATATGTAGGGGACAAGAGCGATGGCGGTAAAACTGAACTGATAGGTAGTCGACGTGACCGGAATGGGTCGCATGGGACCGGTCTTCACGCGGTAGTAGTAGTCATCGGTCTCGCCATTCTCGCTGGCAAAGTAAAGGTTGGTCTCGGCGCTACGGGCCTCTTCGCATGCGGCGGCCACGGCCAGACGTTCCGCCAGGGTCATGGCGACACCCGTCACCGATATGACCGTGGGCCCTGAGCCCATGTCGGTGATCGCGCACTCGTTCGACCAATCGTATTTATGCACTACCTGTTTAGCCGACGGAGTAATGGAGGCGAACCATCCGCCGGGGATAGTGGTGGTTCCAAGCTTCACAGCCTCACCCCCGCCGTGACGAGTCGCTCGGTCAACTCTGTTTCGCTATTTTTGCCCTTGCCCATCCTGGCGTAGATGCTCTTGATAGTCGTGTCTATGGAGAGGAGGATCTGCGTGTCATCCTCTGTCCACGACGCACCCACAACAGCCGTTTGAGACCCATACGACTGCTCTTCTTTCAGCCTGCGCGCTGCCGACCGAGGCACCACCGAGGTCACGTCTTCGACCTCTACCGGGGATGTTTCGGTCACAGGCAGACGGCGCCGGCCACTGATAGATGTAGCCGTGTCCATCCCGCCAAAGGGCACCGTATGTGACCCGAGCCCGAGCTGTGCAAGGGCGTTACCATAGTCACCCTCCACCAGACGGCGTTTGAGGTAGTTGTAATCGTCCTGGTCAATCCCGAACATGCTGGTAAGCATGTTGGATATGCTGCCCCAATCACCACGCATACCTGCATAGCGTAGGTCGCTGTAGGTGTCGTGATCGACGCCCAGCTTGTTTAAGAAGTTGACGAGCGCGTTAGCCTCGTCCCCCGTCATGACGTACTCGCCCCCCGCAAGGATGGCCGGCACATCCCCGTTACCAGGCACGTATCCCCCGTCGTGGAACTTGGTTGACACATGCACGTGGTCGAAGTGGTAGGCCGTGTCGTAGGAAGCTGAGTCCCTGAGCGCCCTGGGAGGGGTGTACTTATCCCAGCCCGAGCCGTAATTGATCTGGCCCGCGTAGATGATGTACTTGAGCCCCAGTGAGTCGAAGTTCGACGCCAGCCAATCTGCGTATGACCGCTTGTCCGCGCCACCGATGTCAAAGGCTTTGCCGGCGGGGTGGTCTGACTTCCACTGGGACCGCTCCGCCTTACCGCCCAGGAACGTGGCGGAGGGGAAGCGGGAGTTAAAGGCGTTCCAGACAGCGGTCGTATGCGGAGTCATGCCTGCGACAGGTGTCTGGCTTCTGAGGTATTCCTCCAGCGCCATGCCGAGGTCGCCACCAGCGGAGTTGCCCTCGATGTTGATAGAGGGGAACAGCCCTAGACCCTTGAGGCTCTGCATGTTCTGGTTCAGGTAAGTCTGGAGACCGCTCTTGAACCCACTGCCCCAACTGATGCCCGAATCCTTGCCCTCGCTGGATGCGTCATAGGTGACCTCGCCCGAGATGTAGGTGGGCAGGTCTTGCTCGCCCAGGCCGGTCTCCCAACTGGTGCCGTAAGTGGTGCCGCCCGTAGCGCCCTTACCCGCGTGATCGATGGTGCCGAGGTCGGATTCGACCTTGGCTGGGATGGTAAGGGACCACCATTTCTGGCTCCAACTGGTGGCGTAGTCGGTGCCGCCCGTCCCGCCCTTGCCGGTGTGATCGATGGTGTCGAGGTCGGATTCGACCTTGCCGGGAACGTCAAGCTCCCACCACTTCTCGCTCCAACTTGTGGCGGAGGCGATGCCGCCGCTCTTGCCCGCGTTCTCACCGATCTCCCGATACTTGCCGGTGACCACGGCCGAAATACCCGTGATGTTGTTGTCGAGCGAATCCTCTAGATTCTGAAAGGTCTTCCGGACTACTTCTTCGTCGCCCCCGACTAGAGCCTTCACGAACTCCGGCCCCAGCTCAGCCGCCTTCATGATGACCTCGGGACCGAACTCCGTACCCCAGCGGTCGACTAGGGTAACGATGTTTTGCTCATATGCGGCCCACGCCTCGACCTGGCCCGCCAGCTCTTTGGCCATGTCTTTGAGCGTGCCGGTGGTGATCTGGAACTCTACGCCCGCTTCCTTGGCGGCCTCTTCGCCCTTGGATATGGCGTTGGCCCAGGCATCGGCGGGACTGATGGCCGTCTCGAACTGCTTGGTGAGAAGGTCGGTCCAGGTCTGGACCTCGGCTTGCTCTGCGGCCAGCTTCGCCTCTATCTCGGCAAGCTCGGCTGCACTCTTGGTAGCCACGTCCATGCCGGTGGCCATGCCGCGGAAGGCCGCACCAGGGTCAGAGCCGGGGCTCCACAGCGAGCCCAGAGTGTTCCCGGTTATCATGGAGGCGTTGAAGTCAGAGACGATTTCCCAGCCTTCAGGGGTAAGCGTGAGCCCCATGGCGGCGGCGAGTGCGAGGATGTCATCCTTGCTCTGCGCCTTGGGGACGTTGAAGTCTTTCCCCTTGGTGAAAGCGCCCATGAACCAGTTGCTCTGGAGGTCTTCCAGTGCCTTCTGGAACGCCTGCGTCTTGGGCACGTCGCGGTACACCCCGGCCATGCGCTCCGCGATGTAGTCGCGCATCTTCGTGAAGTCGGAGCCCGATGACATGTTGAGGGCGTCATTCATGGCCCCGGCCAACAGACCCTTGGCCCCGGCCTTGGTGGCGGTCCATAGGGCATCCATGATATAGGGGGTGGCGGTCTCGATGCCTTCGGCTACCAACTCGCCGATACGCTCGCCCACCCTCGACCAGTCGCCGGTCTCGGTGGCCTCGTTTACGATGTCGGTCAGACTCTCAGCCCACTCGCGCAGCTTGGGCAGCATCTTGGTCCCGATGGAGATCGCCATGGTCTCCAGGGAGCCCTTCAGTTCCTCGATCGATCCGTAGAAGTTGTCCATCTTGGTCCGGGCCACGTCTTGGGCGGCGCCAGATTCCGAGATGGAAGCGACCATATCCTTGTAGGCGTCGGACCCCTCGCGTATGAGGATGTTGGCCGAACGCACAGCATCAGACCCGAACACCGTCGCCGCGGCGAAGTCGCGCTCCTCTTGCGTGGCCCCGGCGAGCTTGACCTCGAACTGCGCGATGATGTCGGCGAAGTCGTACATGTTGCCCTGAGCGTCGTACAACTCGATGTTGTACTTGCTCAGGATGTCCCGGGCCTTGTCCGACGGCGCCTGGAGCTGCATGAACATGGACTTGAGCGAGGTACCGGCGTCTGAGCCCTTAAGTCCGTTGTTGGCAAGGAGCGCGAGCGCCCCTGCCGTCTCCTGGAAGCTCATGCCCGCGGTCGAGGTGACCGAGGCGCTCATCTTGAGGCTCAAGCCCAGGTCGGTAACGTCGGTCGTGGACTGGTTCGCGGCGGAGGCCAGGGTATCGGCCACCATGGCCGCGTCTTCGGCGGCCAGACCGAAGGTGTTCAGGTTGTTCGCCGTGATCTCGGCGGCTTGGGCAACACCCAACTCCCCGGCGGCGGCAAGGTCGAGCATCCCAGGGAGGGCTTTCATGGTGTCACCGACACTCATGCCCGCTTTGACCAGCTCGTTCGCGGCCTGCGCGGCCTCACCAGCGGAGAACGCGGTGTCCGCGCCCAGTTGGAGGGTCAACTCCCGCAGAGCGTCCATCTCCTTGCCCGTGGCGTTGGCGTTGGCCTTGATGCGCGAGAACTCATACTCGAACGTGGCAGCGGCCTTGACGGCAGCGACGCCGATACCAGCCGCGGCGGCAGCCACGCCGGCCATTGCCAGAGCGGCCTTCTTGCCATACTTGTTCCAGGCATCTTCCATGCGACGACCGGACTTGTCCGTCTCGCCTTCGATGGTCCGCAGACCTTTGACATAGGCGCGCCCGTCAGCGTCGAACTCGATATATAGCTTGGCGACTTCTTCGCTCATGCACGTCCTTTGAGCTTGCGTAGCATGGGTTCAGCCTTGCGGTGCAATTCGGCCATCTGGCGCTCGAACTCGTCATCGGGTTCAGCGGCCACGCCTTGGGGCTGGTAGCACCCATGCATGGCGGCCTGCAAAGATAGGAAGTAGGTGTCGCGGTGGGCGGGAAGGTGGCGGGCCAGTTTCTTGACCCAGGTGAGCGGGGCCTGAACCAACTGCCAGGGCGGGATGTGGTACCAGAACGCGAGCCCCGTGTAATAGGCGTCCAAGTCCTCTGCTGTTACTTCCCGGCCAGTTTCTTTTTTGCGGCCTCGCCCTCCAGGACTTGGGTAATCTCAACATGCAGCTCGTTGATAATCCCCGGCCCCAGTTTGGCGAGCACCGTCTCCGGGGTCTGAACCGGATCTATGAAGACGGCGAGGATGGCGGCGTTCAGGTAGCGAGCGGTGAGGTCGACCGGGAGCACGTCCTCGTCTGCCTCGCGGGCGATAAGCTCGCGCCCGGCATCGTCGCCGCCCGTCTCGGCGGCAGTCTTGGCCCGCTCGGCTATAGCCGATCCGTATTCCTGCACCCGCTTACGATGCTCTCTCACGGCGTCCTGGACGCGGTAGTGGTCCGCTTCCAGCGGTTGCCGGAGCTTCCATACCTCCCCATCGGGGAACTCGATGATGGTCAGCGGGTCGTTATGGTAGTCAGCCACCTTGATGGTACGCATGGTTTCCTCCAGGTTAGGTGCCCGGGGCGCACCTGGAGGGAGACACCCCGGGACAAAGATGGGACTTAGTACGCGGTCGCGCGGGAGTTGGTGACCACGCAGGTGATGACGGGAGCGGTCCCGCCGGCCACACCGGCGATGACACCCTCGGGCGGAGCGCCGTCGGCGTCGGGCTCGACAATGCCGGGATCGGTGAACCTGAGCGTCGGGATGGTGACGGCGAGCGACCGCTCCTTGCCGCCTTCAGTGGTGGCGAACTTGCAGTAGAAGTTGCCCTCGTAGATGTCGACGCCGACCTCAGTCCCAGCGGCCGGAGCCTTGCTGCCGTACATCAGCTTGTAGTAGCGCTGGAAGTCCTCGACCAGCACGGTGTAGCTGGCCTCGATACGACCACGGCCTTCGGGGAAGTCGTAGTTGACGATATCCTCACCCTGCCACTCGGTAGCGCCACGGCTGATCTTGATGCTGAAGTTCTTGACGCTGCCCACAACCCCGATGTGACCGAGGTAGTCGGAACGGCACTCGTTCAAGAGCACCAGAGATGTCGCCAGGTCGGTGGCGTTGGCGCTCGTCACCTCATGGCCGGTGTCATCGTCGAAATGGACGCCAGCCACTGAGCGGTGAGCGTTGAGCGAAGCCTTGATGCCGGTGGCCAGCGTGGCGCATGTGCCCTCGGTGGTCGCAGCGGGGATACCGGCGAGAGTCGCCACGTGGGCGTCTGTGTCGGCCGCTGCGTGATGCGGGGTGATGACGTTCGCGTAGTGGGCCGCGAGCACAGCCTGAAGCGCGTTGGCGAGCGCGTTGGCGCTGGTTTGGTCGGTGGCCTTGGGCGTGGTGAGGATGTTCTCGTAATCCCCGTCCATGCACCAGTAACCGCAGCCCTGGTTCCAAAAGAACTCAAGAGCCTCGGTCGAGGCGTCGGCCGGAGCGGTCACGGTGGAGGGCTTGGCGGCAAAGCCGAGCGTCGGGGTGATGAACAGGTACCCATCGTCGGGCGAGCCCTCGATGAGCAGTTCCGTCACCTTGACGTTATCGAACTTCTCATACTTGGAATCAACCCGGCTCCAGAAGGTGTGCCAAGGGATGGTGTCCGCGGGGACGATGGTGTGGGTGTAGGGGTCGGAACCCCCGCTAGCGGTGTCCGAGCCCAAGACGGCGTTCAGGAGAGCGCCCAGGACCAGAGGCTTGGCCACGATGCGGGGAGAGCCCCCAGCGCTGATCTTCTTCACGTAGACGTAGGAAGTTCCCCACTTGGAGCCGTCGCCCACGTTCATCTCAGCCACGTCACGGGTGGCGATGAGTGCGCCGGAACGGCTCTCACAGTAGAAGGCAGGCGCGGCGGCCGCTACATCTTTCGCCGCTTGCTTGGCGAACTGGGTCCAGAAACTAGAACGGTTGATGCTCACTTCTCACCCCCCTCTTTCACGGTTGCGGGCTTGATGGGTTCGGGCTTGATGGGTTCGGGCTTGATGGGTGCGGGCTTGATGGGTTCGGGCTTCTCGATGGGCTTGGGCTTGGGTTTCTCGATGACGGCGCCGTGCTCCGCGAGCAGTGCGATCTCCGCCTGAGATTCGGTGTCGACCGGGAACTTGAACAGGTAGGCCCGGCCTTCGTCGTCGGCGCACGACAGCTCACGAGCGCCGGGCAGGATGAACCGCGGCATAGATGCCTCCTTGGGGATGCGGCCGGGTTACGTTCGGCCGGGGTAAGGTGTTACAGGGACTTCTGGTAGAAGAAGCGAACGTCCACCATGCGCCCGTACCATCCTGCGTCGATGGCGGGCGGTGCATCGCGCTCGTCTATGGCCATTGACTGATAGTGCAGTCCACTCACGTCCTGATGCTGCTGATGGAAGGTCTGGCGAATCTCCTGCCCCAGGACAACGGCTCCACCGTAGGTCTTCGACCAGCCCGTGAGTTGATAGCGCGGGTTGACGCGATCGCCGAAGTCGTGCGGCTCGCTGATGAGTTGGTAGACGATGCAGTCTTCGTCAACACCGGCCGGGATTACCTGGGGATAAGCGACCGCGACAGATGCGGTCTCGCTGACGATGATTTCCTCGATGGTCATGTGACCGCCTTCTTCATCTCAGCCTTGAAGATACGGAGGGCTTCCTTCTTTCCGGCGTCGAACGCCGGGCGTAGGAAGGGGCGCGCAGCCATCTTGGAGGTGCCGTACTCCACGAAGCGGCCGTATTCGACTACACCGCTTGTCTTGTAAACGGCCCACGCCGGACCGATGCGTACACGCTCGTGGGCCTGCGCCGTACTTTTCATCTGTCTGATGGTGATGGAGCGAGCGAGGCCGCCCGAACTGACCGGGACGGCGCCCACGGCGTAATCCTGTATCGGCTCAGCGGCCTTCTTGAGCGCCTTGGCTAGCGCGCCTGACGTCTCAAGCTGCATCTTGAGCAGCTTGGCGCTGAGAGCCGCTTGGCCGCGAAACTTGGCGGTTATCACGCCCGGCCTCCGATGGCCTCTCCATACCTGAGCGTGCAGTCGAGATGGTTCCGCATCATGCCCACACCGTGGATAACGCGATAGTCAGCGGCCGAGAACACCTCACGTCCCTCCTGGTCTGTGAGCGCGGTAACCCAGTCGCCCTGACGCACGTCTTGACCGATGGCGAAGATGACGTGCTCCTGGTCAACGGCCGTCTGTCCCATGCCGGTACGCAGGGTCCAGGCGCTCTCTCCGGACCACCAGTAGCAGGGGACCGATGATGCAACGGTCGTTGCGGCCGTGGGCTGGCCGAAGGCATCCCGGGCCGTGGCGTCGGGGCGGGCTATGGTGCAGAGCATAGGCAGGGGCGGGATTCTCACAGCGTCCAGTCCGCGTCTTCCACGATGCCGATGTAGCCGACAGCGCCAGAAGTGTCGATGCTGAATGCCCGCCCGTGGCCGGAGGCTTTCGCTATGAAGCGCCGTTCTGCCGTCTTCAGGTAGAGTCCAGAATCCACATAGGTGGCGTTCCAGTTCCCGACCGACTCTTGGCGCACGCCATCCTCTGCGCCGCGAAGGGCGCGGATGACCATTGACGCACATATGCCAGGGATACCATCGGGCACCCCCTCCAGCTCGTCACCATCGTCATTCACCCATTCGCGGGTAGCCTCAGCCCGGATGATGGCAGAGGCATCCTCAAGAAGCGCCTCAGCCAGCGCCTCAGCCTGCGCGCTGTCGAGGTTCGTGAAAAGCTCAGGAGCGCGAGCGAGGATGTCTGAAATGGTGGCGAGCGGAGGAAGGCTCACGGCTTACTCCTTGTGCGCTTTGGTCTTGCGCGCGAGAGGCTTGGGCAGTTCCGGCTCGGGCTCCACAACGGGCTCGGGCTCGGTTCCCTGCACCTGCCAACCGGCGACACTGAGGGCCTTGGCCGGGTAGCTGTCCTCATCCAGCGGCGGTATGGGTTTCCCCGTCGCCGGGTTGATGAAGATCACCTGAGCCACGACTTACTCCTCGTCCTGCGTCCGCTGGTATTCGATGTAGACGCGACCCACGAAAGCGTCGCAGGCAGCGCTACCCGTCGCGTTCAGGACCTGGTTCGCACCCCAGACGGTGCGCTGGGCCTCGGCGGCATAGGCGAGACCGTTCCACGCCGTACCCGCGATAGCGCCGTTGATAGCGACGGCGGACAGTTCGTTGCTGTTGTCAGCCCCGGCAGCGCCGAAGCCAACATTGATGTTGGCCGCACCTGCAGACGGCGTGATGACGTACAGGATGCAGTCGGTGATGATGAGGTCCTGCCCCTCGGGGTTGGCGACTTCGCCCAGGCCGCCGTTCGAGGGAATGGCTTGCCCAGCAAGGTCAAGGGTGAAAGCACCGTACATGGTCTTTCCAGTCCTTTCTGTGGCCTAGACCACGTAGTAGATGTCGACGGCAGAGCCGTTGAGGGCGCTGGCGAGGTCGACGGTGTTGTCTTCCAGGTTAGTCGTGCTCACGGTCACGGCGGGATCTACCGCTTCTTTCGTGCCACCGAGAGCTGCCACGAGCACGCTGTTGGTGGGCAGGAGATCGGGGAGACCGATGATGTCACCGAAACCCACGGTCACCGTGTCCTTGGTGGCCTCCACGCCGTCAATGACCCAGCCCGCGCCGGTCACGCTGGTCACAGTGCGGAATGCCTTGGTGCCGGCGACAGTCACCCCGGCGTTGGGCGTCAGTGTCTCGGTGATGGCGTTACCTGCGAGGTCGGTGCCGTTCACCACGACAGTTCCGTTCGTGTCCTCAGTGCCAACGGCCGTCTGGGTGACAGTCACGTTCCGGGCGCAGTTGCCCAGCATGGTGGTGTTGGCGAGGGTGTAAGCCCCCACCTTCATGTCAGCCGAAGCCACGAAGTAGTCAACATCGGCTACAGCAGCTTCAGCAGCGGTCAGGCTGTATTTGACCCCGTAGACCTGCGTGGTGTACAGACCGGGCACGTCGGACTGCATCCGGCGCGCCGCGGTGACGTTCGGGTTGAAGGGGAAGAAGCTCATGAGTCCCTCCTCTTAGGCCGTGAGGACGGCGAAGGGGAACCGGGTCGCGTCGGTGGCGTTGACGTAGTTCCGCGGGTTGGGCAGCGCGAAGCCGATCCGCATGGTGACTTTGAGCCCCACCATGTTCTGCTGGAAGAGGTTGAACACCGTCTTGCCGGCAGCGTCGGTGATGGTGGCCTGAGTGGAGATCTCCCACTCCATGTCCTGCCGGAACGCCCAAACGAGCTTGTTCCACTGACCGGAGATCATGAGAGCGGTGGCCGGGTTGATGATGCCGTCCTGCGGGAAGAATACCGGAGCGCCGTCAAGCACGTACTGCCCAGCCTGCTGCATGGACTGCATGAAAATGGGCTGACCACCCACGTCACGCACGTTGCGGAGCCGGCCGCGCATGGGGATGGCCGCCACATGACCGGTGGCCATGAAGCCATCAGCCTCCAGGGTCATGCACACGCCGTCAACGCCCGCTCCGTTCTCGGCCAGAATGGCCTCATAGAGATCGACGTAGTTAGCGGCCGAACACACATGACCAGCCGTAGTCGCGCCAGCGAAGAGACCCGCCTGCGGGGAGCCCGTCGGACCCATGTTGTTGGCCCACGACTGCGGAATCGCCTGCCCGAAGGGCGTCACACCAAAGAGCACGGCTCCGGTGACAGCCCGATCGAGGGCTTCGACCATCTTGGGCCGGACCTGCGACCACAGATCGTAGTCGCTGTCAGCGAGCACCGTCTTGGGGATGGGAACGATGACTCCGATGGTCTCCGCATCGATGAAGCGGTTGGCCCAGTCGGCATCGGAGGTTTGCATGAGGCCGGTGTCACCGTCGACGAAGTACGCCTGCGGCAGATTCTGCCACACGGGAATACGGGTCTGGGCTTTGCCCATGTCCGCCAGGCGATTGGCCATGCGGAGCAGCCAGCTCGTATCGACCAGTTCGGTCTGGAGCTGCAGCACTTCCTCAGTGCTGAGAGGGCCGGAATCGGCGCGGGTGATGAGATCGTTGAAAGGCATTGTGTTTTCCCTCCTTCAGAGGAAAAGCGAGGATGGGCTAGTAGCCTGCGGCCCGGCGCAGCTTGTCGTTCATGGATGCGCTGCGGGGACCGCCTTCGGGCGCACCCTGGCGCGAGGAAGCGCGGGGTACGCTTGACGGGGCAACAAGAGCGAGCAACTTGTCCGCATCGGCCAGCAGTTCTTCCTCGGTCTCGCCTTGGAGACGGTCGGCCAGGTCGGCCGGAAGGGCTTTCTGCAGAGCGATGCGACTGCGGAGGGCCTCGCGCTCCAACTTCGTGCGCTCGGTCCGCTCCGCTTCCAGTTGCTCGGTCAGCTTCTGAAGTTCGGTCTTCTTGGATTCCTCGAGCTTGTCGAACTCGGCCGCCTTGGGCTGCAGTTCGGCCAGTTGGGCCTTCAGCTTGCGCTCGCTTTCGCGCAGGTTGCCGATGGTCCGCTTGGCCCGCTCGGCGTCGAAGTCGCCCTGGAAGTCCGGCTCCAGGTTCGGATCGGTCGAAGGTTCTTGGGTAGGGGCAGGCGTGCCCGCTTGGGCCGGTTCAGTCATGGGGTATCCCTCCCTTGAGGGGCTCGGTCCCGCGGCTCTTGCCGGGGAGCTAGGTGGTGGTGCCGTAGGTGTCGGCTACGTACTGATTCCAGACGGCCATCTGGTCACGCTGGCCGCGGGTGACGGTCCGCCACTCTTCCTGCATCTCGCGGTTGATGGCTGGCAGATCGTCGGGGGCGAAAACCGCGACACTGATGCAGTCGCACCGGTCGTGGTAGTGCGGCTGCTCCGAGTAGTACACGGCGCCTCTTGACGCCAACATGAGACAGAAGGGACAGGTCTTTCCTTGGGGAACATGGGCGTATCTCACGCGGTCCCGTTTGACCATTTCGTAGGTGGTCAGTCTGCCCGGCTGTAGTGCCAGACGTGAGGTTGACCCTTGCAGCCGAGCGAGCGCGGCGTCCGGCCGGGGGGTGTCTTCCCACAGCGGCCCGATGCCCCAACGCACGACGGCTTTCAGTTGCTCTTCCGGGGGCGTCCCGGCGAGCGGCACAGCGGCCTTACCAACGAAGCCTCCTATCTCTCGTACTTCGTCGTAGAACTCAGCGGCCGCGATAGCCGCGATCTCCCCGTAGGCGCTCGTTATCTCCCGCACAGCGGCGGTCACAAAGTCGGTCATAGCCTTGCGGTCCATCTTGGCCGGGTCGATACGCTGCCAGAAGCCGACCAGCTTGCGAGCGGTGGCGGCGTTTATGTGGGCCGTTATCTGGAGCTGCTCTGCCAGAAGGTCGGCGGGAATCATTGCAGGCCCGCAACCTCTGCGGCATTCCGCGCGTTCTCAGCAGCGGCCGCAAGCGCCGTGACGGTCTTCGTCATGCGGCTGCGGCGAAGATCAGCGCGTATGCGTTGCCGGTCGGCTTCTGAGAGGCCGATGCGCTCATAAGTCACGTCCGAATCCCCCGGCAGGATGCCCGCTGTGACGAGCGCCACGGCGTCTTGCGCCTGAGCGGAGCGTGTAGGTGTGCCCGCGTCGCGCCAGACGGGTTTTGGAGTCACGCCGGGGTCTTTGCCGTCACGCACCCAGACGGCCTTCCGCATGAGCCTGCCTTCCGCCCCGCCGAAGATGCGCTGGCGGCGTTCGGCCCGTTTCTCAAGACGAACATCCGCGGCCCGAATGGCATCGGCAGAGGCGGGGTTGTCTTGGATGATGCCCAGATACGTTGCGCTCATCCCCGACTCAGCAGCTACCAATTGCGCGAGGCCGCGAAGCTGCGCCAGGTAGGGCTCGGGAGACGAGGCCGTGAAGGTGCCCGCCTGCGGGAGCGTCCCGTCCTCTTGCGCCCCGATGGCAAGGATACGCCCGAGGTAGCTTTCCCAAGCAGCCAGGGGATTGCCGTTCTCGTCTACGAAGTCCTTTGCGGTGGCTCCCAGGATGTAGCGTTGCGGCGCCGAGAAGAACTCTCGCGCGATCTCCATGCCGAGCACGGTACGAATGGCGTTGTCGGTGTAGTAGCGGATGGCCCGGGTGATTTCCGAGCGGCCGGCCACGTCGCCTGCCCGCGGGCGGTTGACGAGCGGTTCTACGGGGATGCCCGGCATGCTGTGCTCGTCCCGGTCCTCAATCTCCCACGTGTTTCCATCAACGGCCAGAGTGATGGTCACGCCCGGCTGGTAGAACGCGGCTCCGGTAGCCTTCTCATCGTCGTCATAGGTGACGCAGAGAGCGTATTCGAGCGCCCGCTTGCGCCGGTTCCAGATGCCCGTCGTGTGCGTGGGCGATTCCACGGTCACAAGCACGTCCGGGTCTCCCTTTGAGGGATCTCCCTTGCCGGTGATACCGAAGGCCACGCCGTAGATGAGGGCATCCAGGTGGCCTTTGCTGAACTCCTCGTTCAGTTGGTTCGCCTCAACGATGTCGGTGATGCCAAGATCGTCTTGTGTTCCCGGCACCACCCAGCCGTTGTGCTCCAGGCGCTCTTCCAGCACGTCAACGACCGTGCCCGGCCAGCCAACCACGCTCATGAGCCCGCGAAGATGCGGAGGAATGGCGATGCCCAAGTCTTTCACGAGGGCCTTGCCTTCGTAGTAGTCGGCCACGGCCTTGTTATGGGAGCGGACGTTCTCAAGCCGCTGGATGAGTTTACCGATGGTGGCGTTCTCATCATCTGAGAGCACGGATACCCGAGGCAGCAGGAACGTGCTTGATGTCAACGTGAGCCTCCTACCTGAGCACGACGACACGAGCCGGTTTCCCCAGCCCGAACTTCTTTCCCGAACCAAGACAGATGCGCCGGACCATCCGGGCGCCGATGACACACACCGCCGCGTCGATCTTGCGCGGCGAGTTGTGCGATTCCTTGCCGATGGCAATGGCGTCTTTGTAGGGCCGTCTGCGGGCGTTCGCCATGTGGCGGATCACAGCGTCGTGGCCGTCGTGGGTGAACGCCTGCCCTTGGATCTCTTCGTAACAAGCCTCAGTGGCCTTGGCGAACTCATAGGCGTGGCCGCGCATATCCCAAGCGATCGGCTGCGGCGGGCGTCCCTGCGGAGCGGCCCAGACTTTGAGCTGGTCTTTGTAGCGTTGCGGCCACTCGGTAAGGGCGAACTGTTCCCACTCGCGCACGTCTGCGAAGAAGGCAACCACGCGATAGTTCTCAAAGGCTTTCATCACCGTAAGGTCGACCAGCCCGGCGTCTACCGTGTCCGTCTCATCGTTGGGATCGGGCTCCCAGACGCCCAAAGTGAAGACGTGGCCTTTGTCGAGCGTGCAGCCCACGAGGGCGGTTGCGTCTTTGGACTTGGAACCGTCGAAGAAGAGGCACACCGGCTCTTCCGGGTCTACCACCACGTCTTTGTCCGCGAGTCGCGTGTACTCCTGCACGGCGATCCAGGCATCTTGAGCCGCCGTGGGCCAGTTGAGGTACTTTCGCTTTGAGTCGTCGGGCGCGGAACGCGGGCTCCAGATGCGCTCCATGATCGACTTCACGTCGGGCGGCGACTTCGGCTTGGGGCGCTTCCAGTCGCAGTCCCCGTACACCCACTCAAGAGACGCCCGAAGCGAGTCGGGGTTGCTCATGTCAGTGTCCGGCGCTGCTATGCGGGCATCGTATAGGATGCGCGTCTCGCCTCGGGTCCGGCCTTCCTCTTGCGCGAGCCAGGCGTCGTAGGTGGCTTCCGCTACCGTTTCCGCCCCGGGCACCCAGGCGTTCGAGGTCTCGAGCATCCGGTTGCCCGACTTGGCCAGGTTGTCAGCGAGGACCGCTGCCAGCTCCACGCCGCCGTTCGATGGCTTCCAGTGCTCCGTCTCGTCTCCGACGATGAAAGACGCCTCAGAGCCTTCGGCTGCGGTTGCCGAGGAAGTGATGACTTCCAGCGTGCCTTCGGGGAGCTTGTAATACTTGGTCTTGCCGGGGTCCATGTTGTACTCGCGTACGATTGCAGAACCCTTAGGCGCGAAGGCCCGCACCATACGCATGGTGTTGGCGGTCTGGCTTTCAGCCGTGGCCGCGATCTGCACCAGGGGCATATCGACGGGCTTGCCCCAACAGCCTCCGGGGGCCCGGCTATCAAAGCGAGCCAATCGCACCGGAGCGCAAAACTCGATGAGGGCAAGCACGGCGGCAAACGGGCTCTTACCGGAGCCCTTGGCTAGCCGGCGCGCCCCGTGGTTGAAGAGCCAGCGGCCCTCACGGTCTATGGCGTACCACCAAAGGAGAAAGCGGAGCTGGTCTACCGTGGGCTCGAATGGCTGCCCAGCCCGGGGGCCGTTCGGCTGCGTGAGTTTCTTACACCAGCGCCACGCCTCCCAGCCGAGCGTGAGTTTCGGTTCGCCGGGGGGAAGAGTGGAAAGCCTACTCGCAGGCCCGGAGCCTTCTGCGGGCTTCATCGATGTCTGCGGCATTGGACGCCCCTTCCTCACTCTCCGGGGCCGTGCGCTCCAACTCCAGACGTGCCCGGCGCCTATCGCCTTCGGTCACAAGGAGCGAGGTACACATGCGGTTGAACTCAGCAAGGAGAGTGGCGCGACTGGTGGCGAAGAATCGGTCTAGGACTTCGGCTGCTACTAGGGCCGTCTGCCAGTCGGAGTCGGTGTAGAACTCAGCTTGACCCGAGGTCTTGAGGGAGCGGTACCAGCGACGGGCGGCTGTGTGGATGTCGGAGCGGATGCTGGGCTGCTTGACGCTGATGGAGACGGTGCCCTTGTCGGCTGCCGGAACCTTGTTCTGACGGCGCCTCTGATCGGCCCGCTTCGGGGGCTTGCCACCTCTCCCGGGCACTCCTGGCATGGCGGCTCACCTCCGTTTTTTCACCCTCAACCCGGACTTGATGTTGCGTAGCCAGTGGCAGGCCCT